TCGCCCACAACGAGAACGTGAGCCTGCCGCTGGAGCTGTGGCCGGTGCGCCCGGACCGTATGCGGCCGGTGCCGGACCCGGAGAAGTTCCTGCTGGGCTACATGTACACGGGCCCGGACGGGCAGGAAGTGGCGCTCGGCATCGACGACGTCATCCTGATCCGCACCCCGCATCCGACGGACCCGTACCGGGGTATCGGCCCGGTGCAGGCGCTCCTCACCGACCTGGACGCGGTGCGCTACAGCGCTGAGTGGAACCGGAACTTCTTCCTGAACAGCGCTGAGCCGGGCGGGATCATCGAGGTCCCCAACGGCTTGTCCGACGGCGAGTTCAACGAGCTCCGGGACCGGTGGAACGAGCAGCACAAGGGCGTCGCCAACGCGCACCGCGTCGCGATCCTCGAACACGGGGTCTGGAAGGACCGCAAGTTCACGCAGACGGACATGCAGTTCGTCGAACTCCGCAACGTCTCCCGGGAAATCATCCACGAGGCATTCGGCTTCCCCCGCCCCATGACCGGCGCCGTCGAGAACGTCAACCGGGCCAACGGGGATGCCGGGGAGCGCATGTTCGCCCGCTGGCTGGTCGTACCGGACCTGGAAGCGGTGAAGGACGCACTGAACCACAAGCTGCTCCCTATGTACGGGCCGACCGGCGCCGGGCTGGAGTTCGACTACGCCAACCCGGTCCCGGAGGACGTCGATCAGGAAGCGACGCAGCTGACCTCTCGCTCGAACGCTGCCGCGGCCCTGGTAGCGGCCGGGTTCGATCCTGCGGGCACCCTGTCTGCGGTCGGCCTCCCCGACATCGCGTTCACACCGCCTGCTGCTGCGCCAGTCCCGGCCGGCCCCGCCCCGGCCGCGCTGCTCCACCGTCCGCAGGCAGCGCTCCCCGCGGCCCGGACCGAGTGGGACATCGCGGTCGCGCAACTCCTCAACACCCAAGACACGAGCGCCCTCGACCAGGTCCGCGCCGACCACGACGACGCCCTCTCACAGCTCCTCGACCGGTGGATCCCCATCGAAGACCGATGGATCAACGCCCTCGGCGACCAGATCCGCACCGCCGTCGACGACGACGACACCGCAGCCCTCGCCTCCCTCACCGTCGACAGCGACCACGCGGCCGATGTCCTGCGGGAGGCTCTCGGCGGGATGGCGAAGCGCGCGGCCGGCCGGATGGTCGATGAGGCGGCGGCGCAGGGCGTCACGGTGGATCCGCCGGAGTTGGACGAGGCGGTGACGAACCGGCTGGGTGTCGGGTCGCTGCGGGCTGTGTTCGGGTCTGAGCTGGTCGGGGTTGCTGTGGCGACGGCTGGACTCCTCGGCTCCGGGCTGGCGTCTGCTGCGGGCCGTGAGGCGCTGCGGCTGCTCACGCCGGGCGCGGACGGCGCGGGCGTGGCCCGGCAGGTCAAGGGCTTCCTGCGGGGCCTGTCGAACCGCCTCAAGTTGGACCAGCTCGGTGGGGCGCTGCACCGGGCCACGAACCTCGGCCGGGTGGCGACGCTGGAGGCCGCACCGACCGCGACGTACACGGCCAGCGAGGTCAACGACGCGAACCGGTGCACGCCCTGCTCGGACATCGACGGGACCCAGTTCGCTGACCTGGACGCGGTGCGTGCCGCGTACGGGGCCGGGCCGTATCGGCTGTGCCAGGGCGGGATTCGCTGCCGCGGGACTGTCGTGGCGACCTGGGACACGACGGGAGGCGGCGAGTGAACGCCCTCCTGGTGACGCCTCAACTTGCCTGTTCTGCACGGTGGTTGACCTGCGGAAACGGTAGAATCAGCCGTAACAACAATGGACCCCGGCGACGGCGCCAACCGTCCCGGGGCATGGCCGACTGTGTAGGAGTCGACATGACGCAGATTACCCCTGCCTGCGCGCGCCCGACCCGGCTGTACCCCGAAGGGCGTACCGGGACTGACGCCGGATACACGGCCCACCTGAAGGCGGGCGAGTCAGCATGCGCCCCCTGCCAGGAAGCGCGCCGCGCCCGAGGGTCTCAGCGCACGCCGGGAAAGCCCCGCACTGACCATCTCAAGCGGACCCCTGAGCAGCGGCGCGCCGAGTACCAGCGGAACATCGCAACGCGCTATCGGGCCAACCTGAAGAAGCACGGCTTGACCTCCGAGCAGTACGACGCGCTGCTTGCCGCCCAAGGTGGTGGCTGCGCTATCTGCAAAGGCACGACCCCGTACGGGCGTGGCCGCTTCCACATCGACCACGACCACGCCTGCTGCCCCGGGCAGCGCTCCTGCGGCAAGTGCGTCCGTGGCCTCCTGTGCGGCCGGTGCAATCCGGGGCTCGGCGCGTTCCAGGACAGCCCCGATCTCCTCGTGGCCGCAGCTGCATACCTCATGACAAGCAGGGAAGCGAGGACACCCGATGCCGTTGATTGACCTGCCGGAAGGACCCCTGCCGGGGATCCAAGCACGGGCGCCCCGCGAGGAGCGCCCGTGGTACCGGATCAAGAACACCGCCGCCGATGAGGCTGAGGTTTTCCTCTACGACGAGGTTGGAAGTTGGTCCGGCGCCACGGCGGACGACTTCATCAACGACCTGCGTGGCATCACTGCGCCGAACATCCTGCTCCGAGTCAACAGCCCTGGCGGCAGCGTGACAGAGGGGATCGCGATCGCCAATGCGCTCCGGTCCCACCCGGCGAACGTCACGGTCCAGGTCGACGGGATCGCGGCGTCCATCGCCTCGGTGATCGCGATGGCAGGCGACACGGTGCGGATGATGCCGAACGCGCTCCTGATGGTGCACGAGGCGAGTGGCCTCTGCGTCGGGGACGCGGCCGAGATGATCAAGATGGCTCAGGTCCTTGACAAGATCTCCGACAACATCGCCGGGGCCTACGCTGCACGCGCAGGTGGAACCGAAGCTGAGTGGCGCCAGGTCATGAAAGAAGAGACCTGGTACCGCGGGGAAGAGGCCGTTGCCGCGGGCCTGGCCGACGAGGTCGTGCCGATCTCCCAGCGTGGCGCCGCGGCCGAGCCGGACGCCGAGCCTGACCCGGAGATGCGGCAGGAGTACGACCTCACCGCCTACGGCTACCAGGGGCCCTCACAGCCGAAGGCGCCGGAGCCGACGCTCGTCATCAGCATCGCGGACGCCCTCGACGAGGACACCATGGCGCGGCTGCGCGCCGCGGTACAGCCCCCGGCCGCTGAGCCCGTTGTCGAGCCGGAGCCGGTGGTAGAGCCGGTAGTCCCGGCCGAGCCCGAGCCCGAGCCTGCTGCCGAGCCCATCGAACCTGCCGAACCCGCGGAGCCCCAACCGGAGCCCGCTGACGACGACTGGACGGCCATGGTCGCCAGCCTCATCCCCGACGACACCGACGGCTGGTCGGCGCTCGTCACCCATCTGATCGAGCCCGACACGTCGTCCAGCGCGGCGACGGCCTGAAGGAGGCAACTGTGGCCACACCGACCAAGATCGCCGTACCGCGCAACAGCGAGGAACTTCGCGAGCAGCTCCACGACCCTGCGGCGCGTAAGGAGATCCTTGCGACGCCGGACACCCTCGCGGACCACATGGACGCCTACGCCGCGCAGCAGCAGGGCGACGGCACCGAGCTCAACAAGCTCGTGGCGGAGGAGACGCAGCGGCAGTTCGCTGCGATGCTCCGCGACCTCGGGGCCGACGCTTCCACCAAGGACGCCGCGAACGCGATCAAGCGCCTCGACCTCGACCCGCAGGCCAAGGGTAAGCGCAGCGGGATGCTCTCCTCCCATCGGCAGGGCACCGCCCACAACCCGACCGCGCCCGGCGCTGCGGTCGACAAGCACTTCGAGAACTCGATCGACTACGTCCGCAACATCTGGCACAAGAACCCGACCCCCGATGGGGACAAGCTCGGCGCGCTCCGCAACGCCGCGTCCAGCGTCAGCCCGGCCGACGGCGGGTTCCTCGTCCCGGAGACGCTCCGCTCGCAGCTCCTCCAGCTTGCGCTGGAGCAGGCCGTCGTCCGGCCGCTCGCCACGGTGGTCCCGATGGAGTCGGCTCGGGTTCCGTTCCCGATGATCGACACCACCACGAACGCGGGCAGCGTGTTCGGCGGCATGGTCGCGTACTGGGGTGAGGAAGGCGCAGCGCTCCAGGACGCCAACCCGAAGTTCGGCCGCGTCGAGCTGGACGCGAAGAAACTGACTGGTCTGTCAGCAGTGCCGAACGAGCTGCTCCAGGACTCCATCACCTCGTTCTCCGCGCTCATCGAGACGCTGTGGCCGAAGGCGCTGGCCTTCGAGGAGGACAACAAGTTCCAGACCGGGTCGGGTACCGGCGAGCCCCTCGGCTTCCGCGGCGCGGGCAACTCGGCTGCGGTCACGGTGACCCGCGCGAACGCGAGCAAGATTCAGTACGTGGACGTCATCGGGATGTACGCCCGCATGCTGCCCTCGTCGCTCGGCAACGCCGTGTGGATGTGCTCCCCGGACGCGCTCCCGCAGCTGCTCCAGCTGTCCCTCACCGTCGGCACCGGCGGCAACAGCGTGTTCGTGGTGAACGCGGCGGCGGGCATGCCGATGAGCATCTTCGGGAGGCCGTTGATCATCACTGAGAAGGGTGGCGTCCTCGGCTCCCGCGGTGACCTCGCGTTCGTCGACCTCTCCTACTACTTGGTGGGTGATCGTCAGGTCATGACCGCCGACAGCTCCACGGACTACGCCTTCGGCAACGACAAGACGACGTTCCGCATCATCCAGCGCGTCGACGGGCGGCCGTGGATCCAGTCCGCGATCACCCCGGCCAACGGCAGCGCGGCCACGCTGTCGCCCTTCGTCGAACTGGCGCCGTGACATGTGGGTTGAACTCTTCGACGGCAGCTTTCGCCGTCTCAACGATTTCACTGTCCTCAAGGTCGCCTTCGAGAACGGCAGCGCCAAGTGGTGGATTTCGGACGGCGTGAACGCCACCCGAATCACCCCTGGCTACGCCACGGAAAGCGAAGCGACCACAGCCTTGCGCACTCTCCTCGAAAACGTCGGACTCATCAGCGTCTGACCCCTCGGCCGCCGTCGGCATTCAAACCCCGGCGGCGGCTATCACCCGACCCGGCAGTGTCGCCCCGGCGCGGCCCCCAGACAGAGAGGTACACCCGATGTCCCAGAAGGCACTCGGCAGGCTCATCAACACCACCCCCGCCGCGGACGGCGTGTGGATCGCGCTGAAGGGCGCGGCCGCAGGCGTCACGTTCTCCTGCTACCTGGCAGGCGCGGTCGGCGACACCTACACGCTTCAGGAAGCCAAGGACAACGCGGGCACCGGCGCGCAGAACCTCGCGGTCATCACCGAGCGGTACACCTGCACCGGCAACGGCTCGGACGCGTGGACCCGGACGCCGCAGGCTGCGGCGGCGACCGTCGTGACCACGGCCACCGCCGCGCAGAACGCGATGGTGTGCGAGGTCGAAGGCACGTCGCTGTCGGACACCTACAAGTACGTGAAGCTGACGTCGACCGGTGCCGGAACGGTCACCGCGATCACCCGTGACCTGGGAGCGCAGCGCGCCCCGCAGAACCTGCCTGCCACCGGAGCCTGACGTGGCGCTGTGGCAGTGCGCGGAGTGCACGGCCAAGTACGCGGTCGGCCTGCTGCGGTGCCCGCAGTGCGGGTCAACGGTGCGGGTCAACGAAGCGGCTCAACCCCCGGAGGAGGACACGGGCATGGCGAAGGTGACCGTGCACGGCGGCGCCAGCAATGCGGTCGCTGACGAGCAGGAGGGCGGTGAGGGCATATCAGCTGGGAACAGCTCCTCGACATCATCCGAGAAGGAGTCGAGCTCGCCCGAGCCGAGCGAGACGCCCCGCCCGTCGCGTGCCCGCGGGACGGCGAACCGCTCGAAGCCGGGCCGGAAGGCAGCGGAATCCTCCACTGCCGAAGCGACGGCTACCAGTGGCCCCGAGACGGACGCTGCTGACGAGTCCTGACCCCGGGGCCCGACAACGCACATTGAGAGGAGGTGACGAGAGATGACGACCCCGTTCTATGCGACCCGCGAGGAGATCAAGGCCGAGTTGGACGTGAAGGAAACCGCGCGCAGCAATAGCCGGATCGACCGCGCGCTGGCCGATGCGACCGAGGCAGTACACGGGCTGACGCATCGGGTGTTCTACCCGGTGCTGGAGACCCGCAAGTTCGACTGGCCGCCCCGCTCCGGGGCCACTCCGTGGATTCTGCGGCTGGATGCGAATGAGGTCATCTCCGTCGTCTCCCTCACGTCCGGGGGCGTCACCATCGCTCCCGGCGACTATCTCCTGCGGCGCGCTGACGACAAGGCTGAGCCTCCGTACACGCGCATCGAGATCAACCTTGGCTCCAACGCATCGTTCGGCGGGGGTAGTACGTACCAGCAGGACATCGACGCCTACTGCCTGTTTGGCTACCGCAACGACGAGGCCCCGGCCGGCACCCTTGCCGCGCAGATCGCTTCCGCGAGCGCGACGACCATCACTGTCGACGGGCCCGCATCCGCGGCGCTCGGTATCGGCTCGCTGCTGCGTATCGACAACGAGCGGATGATCGTCACCGGTAGGAGCATGCTCGACACCGCGCAGGGCTTCGGCGACTCGATGACCGCGACCAACAACGACGTCAGCATCGGCGCGGCCAACGGCGCTGCGTACGCGGTCGGCGAGGTCATCCTCCGCGACTCCGAGCGGATGCTGATCACCGACATCGCAAGCAACACGCTCACAGTGACCCGCGCCTGGGACGGCAGCGTCCTCGCCGCGCACACCGACTCTGCGATCTTCGCCCCCCGGATCCTGACCGTGGTTCGTGGCGCGCTCGGTACGACGGCCGCCGTCCACAGCAACGGGGCGGCCGTGGCCCGCTGGGACGCGCCCGGAAGCGTCCGGCAGCTGTGCGTCGCAGAGGCGCTCGTCGATCTCCTTCAAGGCCGGTCCGGGTACGCGCGCACCGCGGGCTCCGGGGAGAACGAGCGGGAAGCCAGCGGCCGCGGGCTGAAGGATCTCCGCGACCGCGTTTACACCAGCCACGGCCGCAAAGCCCGGATGAGGAGCGTGTGATGCTGCTCGACGTCTCCACCAACAGCCGCGGCCCGCTCTTCGACGGGCGGGCCCGCGCCGCCGCGAACGCCTACGTCAACAGGTTGGAGCGCGACCTCGCCGAAGAGGGCCTGTCGATCTTGCGCGGCGAGATGCACCGCGTGTTCCGCAACCCGACCGGCTACTACGAGTCCCGCTGCAAGGTCATCGAAGGCCACAAGATCTCCGACTCCCGTGTGGTGTACGGGCCGTGGCTCGCCGGCATCGGCAGCAGGAACTTCCCGGTCACCAAGTTCCGCGGCTACGACCACTGGATCGTCACCCGGGACAAGCTCAACGCGCGCAAGGTCGGTATCGGTGAGCGGCTCCTGCGCCGGTACACGGGACGGATGTGATTGCCGTGGCCCTCGATCTCCTCGCCTACCGCAGCGCGGCCATGTCCCACGCTCAGAGCCTCGGCCTGTTCGGGCAGGTGCTGGACCACGAGCCGGTATCGGCTCCCGGTAGCGGCCTGATCTACGCGGTGTGGGTTACCGACGTCGCACCGATCCCGGCCCTGTCCGGTCTCAACTCGGTTTCGGTGCGGCTGGAGTTGAACGGGCGGGTGTTCATGCCTGCGGACACGGAGCCGCAGGGCGGCGTCGACATTGCCGTGACCGATGCGGTGAACGGGCTGATGAACGCGTACGCGGGCGACTTCGAACTCGGCGGGACCGTCGCGGAGGTGGACCTGCTGGGCATGTACGGCGCCAGCGTGCGGGCGCGGTTCGGATACACGCGGCTCGACTCGACGACGTACCGGGTGGCCACGCTCACGGTGCCCCTGATCATCAACGACGTGTGGACGGAGGCCCCGTAGTGGCAAAAACAGGCGGGCTTGGGGACGCGCTCTACCTGGCGGGCAACAACCTGTCCGGCGACATCACCGCCCTCGGCAACATCGGTGGCGGCCCTGCCGTCCTGGCGACCACCGGCATCGACAAGTCCGCGATGGAGCGGATCGGCGGCGTACGTGATGGGCGCCTGGAGATGACCGCGTGGTGGAACCCGACCGGCGCACACCCGGTGCTCGCGGCGCTGCCCACTGGGGACGTGCACCTGATGTACTGCCGCGGCACCACGCTCGGCAGCCCTGCGGCGGCGATCGTCGCCAAACAGGCCAACTACGACGGCCAGCGCGCGAACGATGGGTCGTTCTCCTTCTCTGTGTCCGCGCAGGCGAATGCGTACGGCCTGGAGTGGGGTTATCTCCTGACCGCTGGGCAGCGCACCGACGTGGCGGCGACGAACGGCACCGGCGTGGACTTCGGGTTGGGCAGCTCGCCGCTGTTCAACGGGCAGGCCCTGTTCGGCGCGCAGGCCTATTTGCAGGTGTTCGCGTTCACCGGCACCGATGTGACGATCAAGGTCCAGGACAGCGCGGACAATGCGACGTTCGCGGACGTCGCTGGGATGACGTTCACTGCGGTCACTGCCGCGCCTGGGGTGCAGCGGATCGCTACCGCGTCGGGGCAGACGGTGCGCCGCTACCTGCGCGCGGTGACCACGACGAGCGGCGGTTTCACCTCGGCGACGTTCGCGGTGGCCGTGGCCCGCAACGACGTCTCGACGGTCTTCTAGGGAGGTGAGTTTCTGATGCGTATCGAACCGAACATGCCAGCCCACCTCTACCAGACGTACTCCATCACCGCGCCGATGGACACCACGGTCGTCGCCGCATGCGAGCAGGTCGCCTGTCCAGCGTGGACGCGCGGCTGGGACTCCGTCATCGACGAGCGGACCGAGCTCGGCAAGCAGCAGGCCCACTACATCCGCACTCAGTCCGGGCGCACGTTCCGGGAGATGAAGACGGACGCCGGGCTGACCGTGTTCCGCTTCGAGGCACACCAGCGGTGTTTCGAGGAGCACCGCACTCGCCCGGAGATCTACCTCGTCCGCGATGGCGACCACCGGGGTAACCCGACCGGTCGGCGGCGGCAGCACACGCGCCCAGCGGACTGGGTGGAGGACATGGCCGAGAACCAGGGCCACCTCATCGACCTGCGGGAGAGGGGCTGAGGTGAGCGGCTACCGCATCGAGATCGACGACACCGACTTCACCGGTGAGTGCGAGGACATCGACTTTGCTACCCGTCGCCTGGTCTACGAGGAGTCCAACGGCCGCAGTGCTCTGCGCTTCCTCGGGCCTGCGGGGTTCCAGCTGACGCTGATCAAC